GCCATTCAGGGGACAGAGAAGCAATGGACACCACCTTCTTCTTTTCCCGACCTGACGGGGTGCGACAGGATTGCAATTGACCTTGAGACAAGAGACCCAAACATAAAAAGTTTAGGGCCAGGCTGGTGCAGAGATGATGGCTACATCATTGGCGTGGCCGTGTCTGCCGGGGATTTTGTAGGATACTTTCCTATCCGTCACGAGTCAGGTGAGAACTTCTCAGAGAAGAAGGTATTCGCTTGGCTGAAGAAGCAGATGGAAACACCTAACATTGAAAAGGTCATGCACAATGCAATGTATGATTTAGGGTGGCTACGCTGGGCAGGCATAGAAGTGCAAGGCAAGATTATCGACACCATGATTGCCGCCCCTCTGCTCAATGAGAACAGGCTGTACTACAATCTCGACTCGCTGGCACGGGAATATCTTGGCGAACGCAAGGACGAGAAGGTACTAAAAGCAGCGGCCAATGCCTTTGGTGTTGACCCCAAGGGCGGTATGTGGCGTCTACCTTCACACTTTGTTGGGCCATATGCGGAACAGGATGCGGCTGTCACTCTGCGCCTTTGGGACAGGCTACGTGCCGACATCATTCAGGACGAATGCACAGGTATCTTCGAGCTAGAGACAAGCCTGTTGCCAGTGCTCTTGGATATGAAGTCCCGTGGTGTACGAGTTGACATCGACAAAGCAGAGCAAGTGCAGAAGGAACTGAAAAGCAGAGAGAATAGTTTACTTGCCGAAATAAAGGATCTCACCCAAGTTAATGTTGAGCCGTGGGTCGCCACATCTATAGCAAAGGCGTTCGATGCCGTCGGTCTCTCGTACCAAAGGACAGAGAACACGGATGCTCCTTCCTTTACAAAACAGTTTCTTGCGAACCATGAGCACCCACTGGCGCAGAAGATTGTACGCTTGCGTGAATTTAACAAAGCCAATACGACATTTATTGAGACAATTCTTGAGCACTCGCATAATGGTAGAATACATTGTGACTTTAACCCTCTTAGGTCAGATGATGGCGGCACGGTAACAGGCAGGTTCTCTTCAAGCAACCCCAACCTCCAGCAAATTCCCGCCCGTGATCCAGAGATTAAAGCAATGATACGCGGCTTGTTTATTCCTGAAGAGGGGTGCAAGTGGGGTTCGTTTGACTATGCCTCACAAGAACCACGCTGGCTTGCCCACTATTGTTCTACACTAAAAGGTGCAAACCGTCACCCACAGATTGATGATGTGGTTGCGATGTACCACGCTGGCAACGCTGACTTCCATCAGATGGTGGCGGATATAGCTGGGATTAGCCGGAAGCAAGCTAAGACAGTTAACCTTGGCATTATGTATGGCATGGGTCGGGGTAAGCTGGCTGGTGTGATGGATATCACAGAGGATGAAGCCAAAGAATTGTTGAGTCAGTACCACGACAAAGTTCCTTTTGTGAAAGGCATCGCCGACATGACTACTCGACGGGCAGAAGATGTGGGTCATATTCGCACATGGCTGGGTCGTAAGTGCCGCTTTGATATGTGGCAGCCCAAGTCATACGGGTTCCATAAGCCCATGCCTCTGGAGGCAGCGGCCAAGGAATATGGTGGGAGAGCCGCAATCAAACGTGCCTTTACATACAAGGCACTGAACAGATTGATCCAAGGTTCAAGTGCCGACCAGACTAAGAAAGCGATGGTGGATTGTTACTCAGAGGGGCTGCTGCCGATGCTGACAGTCCATGACGAACTGTGCTTCAACATAGAATCACAGCAACAAGCCGACCGCATCACTGAAATCATGACAACCTGTGTGCCAAACCTTAACATTCCGTTCGAGGTGGACGCCGCAATCGTCGATAACTGGGGTGAGGTGGAATAAACTTTGATTCTCAGCGACCTGAAGGTACTATGACACGGCCATCTTTACTCAGGTCGACGAGAATGCAAATTAAAATGTAAGTAAATCAGTTACTTACAGAAAGGAGAAAACCATGTTTACTGCCATATTACTTGCCTGTTTTGTGTACAGCACGGACAAGTGCGTACAAATCATCGACACACGTGGCCCTTATGCCTCTGAAACCCGGTGCGTTGCGCGTTTGAAGGAGATGAAGGAGGATAGTTTGGTGATGATAAAGAAGAATAACCTTGACCTAAAGATTGTCGGTGGCAAATGTAAGCATGATGGAAGCATATAGAAAAAGGAAGGGACTTGCCCTTCCTTGTATAAGACCCCTTACCTTTGCGGGGCTTGACTATTTTGAGCCTGAATCGTCGTAGCTTCAGGCTTTTTGCGACTGGGTTTTTGGTTCGCATGACGTTTCTCCTTGACAGCAGTCATAGATTACTTGGTCACATGTAACACATTGTTCGTGCCCATGCACGAAAACTGTTTTAAGCGGTTCGCTACAGCGCGGACAGCGACGGCAGTGTTCTTTAATTTCCTTCGTCATCAGCCAATGCCCTCATCCTTGCTACCAAACGACGTGCCCGGTTCGGCACCTGTGTGTACCACCTCGAATCGACCATAGCATCGGCGGCTGAACCCCATGACCTTTCGTCTACGGCAGCCTTCATGTCCTTGAATTTAGAAAGGCGTGGGTAGCCGAGGTTGAACATCATGTTCGCAATTATAAGCTGGCACTCTTCTGGTAAGTCGTTCCAGTCTTCGTAAAGTCTATGGCAATCATCCAGCGTCACGGCGATGTCAAGCTTGAACACATTGTCAACTCTTTCCTGCTCGATGACAGTGCCGACAGGCATACCGTATTCCTTGTCGTCCTTACGAATCAGGTGACCGATTCCGAAGGTGGGCAAATTTAGGTGGTCCAAATATATCTCGTACTTGCAGCCCTCGTCAGAAGCAAGCTCCTGCCGTAGCTGATCTATCGTTGTAGATTTCATTGTGTCCTCTGAAATATCTGTAGGTTCTTAAGTGCATCCAAGCCACTACCCAAGAGAGGCAACACACCTGCGGCATCTTGTGGCTGGGAAGAAGGTGCGGGAGCCGACTGTGGGGCAGGTGCGGCTCCCGCTTGCGCTGGCACCGTGGAGGAGGGCAGTGCCGCAGCAGACTGTTCTATGGGTTGAGGGGCAAAGGTCCGAGTTTCAAGGTCCTCGGACACTGGCTCCGGCTCTGGTTGTGCACCAAGCTTGCGCTGGCGCAGCTGCATCTTTGCTGCGTTAATCTGAGCCATTGGAAGTCTGTTGCCGTTGTCTCGAACTCTCTTCTTGATTTCGCTGGAAGGTGAGAACGGAACAAATTGTCCGCGCATCAACTGGGAAACATTAGCCACCTTGTTTTTCTTTAGCGTTCTACGAATTTCCATGTCGGAAACTCCAAGCTTACGCATGTTTTGAATAACCTGATACATTTCGTTCATCACTCTAAACCGAGCTTCGTTGGCATCCATGTATGTTTCCAACGCATTTTCTGGGTTTAGTTCGTTTCTAGTTCCAACGGCACTGTTGAAAATCTGAGCACTACTTTGCAGCGCACGTCCGTATTCATAGCCACGGTACATCATGATGTTCTCTGGCTTTACTTCATTCTCTGTTATACCTGTGAAAGCTCTAAAGATTTCCTGTGCCACGCGGCGTTCATTGCCGTTGGGGTCTACAGTGTCTGACATTAAGGAACGTGCAAACCTGCTTGCCTCAATACCTGGAGCCTGTGTTTCTTTCTTCATACCCTTTAAGCTAAATGGAGCAGCCCCCGGCACGAATGAATCAGCGACATGGAAGAAGCTCTTCATGGCTTTGTCGCCAACAGTGTCCTCTTCTCGGTAGACTTTGGCACCAGTTTGTGTTCTGCCGCCGCGAACGGTTGTGTCAAGCATGCGTTCAGTAACAATGGACTCACTAGCAAACGGATTAAAAATTTCACCAACTGCGCCAAGAATAGCGTCAGTAGCAATCTTGCTGGTATCACTGCCCATCTCTTCGCCACGAGCCACAGAGTTTAGAACTGCAAGAAACGGACGCTGAAGATAGTCATATGGGTTGGTGTAACTATAGTCTATGTATCCAGTTACGTTTCCATTTTTATCAACGCTGGTAGGAATTAGACGGCTGTTCTTCTGCCAAGGTGCTGCGGTTTCCCGAACAGCGTCCATCTGTTCTTCTGACACACCAGTTAAATCCATCGCCATCTTCTGGATAGTTGCAGGTGCAACGACCATGGTCATAGAAGCACCCATTAATCTACGCATGCCGATTTCCCGGACGGCAGGGTTTGCACTTGCCAACTCATCAAGAGATTGCTTCAGTGTATTTGCACTTGTGCGGATAATCTCAGCAGGGAATGCGATGAAGTTACCGACTGGAAGTTTGCGTAAACCTTTAACAATCTCTGGTACACGCTCATAGTTTGGCACAGTGTTCTTTACAATGTCTGCGGCGTACTCATCGGAACCTTTGCCAAACGCAGCACGAACCTCTGCCTCAGAACCCAAAGCCCTTAGAATCTTGTTCTTCTCGAACTCAAAGTTATATACCTTCCACACATCGTCACCACCTTGATAGAAGTCACGAGCTTTTGTGTTTATGCTGGATAGGAAGCTACCAGCCTTGCCGCGCTTAAAGGTATCGGCAAAGCTGCCGGAGGTTGGAAGGCCAAGAAAGTCTACAGCAGGGGAACGTGTGCCACCAAGCCCTTCGGAAATC